CGACGTTCGGATCCGATGCCGTCACACCGGCGCCACCCGAGACCCTCGAACCTGGAAGATCAAGGCCGACACCTTCAATCGCCTCGGAGACACCTGGAAGACCAACTTCGACTTCATCATCCAATGAGCAAAAAGTTCCAAACAGTGAATCAAGCCGGCGACGGCGTGTATCGAATGACCCGCAAACAGGCAGGCGAGACCGTCCGGGCTGCCAAGGCAGTCAAAGGCCCGGATGCAACCTACTGGAACCGCAAGCGCGGGAAAGGCACCAAGTGACCGACAAAAAGACCATTGAGACGATGATGGAATACGGTGGCTCGTTCGTTCGCAAACTGGGCGCCGCTGCCTTGGTGGCCGACGACCAGAACCTCCGCCGGATCAAGAACACTTGGCCCGAGTACTGGGACCAATACACACGAATGGCAAAACAGCTTTCCGAGGTCGAAAAACAGGCCTCGAAGTAGACAACAACAACACAAACACAGAGCAACAAATGGGAATCACAGTCACAAGCAACAAGGGCGGCGGCAACTTCGAGCCGTGCCCGGAATACACAGGCCGCGCGGTCTGCGTCGACATCACGCCGCTCAAGGCCTACGAAACGCAGTACGGCACCAAGCAAAAGTTCAAGATCGCCTTCGAGCTGGATCTGATAGACAAGAGCCGCAACCCGGTGCAGCCATGGGTGGTCATGACAGCCCCAATGACTCCAAGTTTGCACGAGAAGGCCGGCCTGACCCGGTTCCTCAAGGACTGGTTCGGCAGGCCGCTGACGGCCGAGGAGACCAACAATCTCGACCTGGACGGCCTTATCGGCCGCCCGGCCACCGTGGTGATCGTCCACGAGAAGAGCCAGGACGGCACCAAGACGTTCGCCAACATCAAGCTGATCATGGCGCACAAGGCCGGCGAGCCGCTCAAGCCTTCCGGGCTATGGGTACGACTGGAAGACAGGCCGCCGAAGGACGACGACCAGGTGAAGATCGTGACACCTGCCACTGCCGACCCGGTTAAACTGGCCGACATCAAGGTGCACGTCGGCAAGTTCCGAGGCACGCCGTTGTCGGAGCTAACCTCCGACGCTGTTCGAGGCCTGGCCGAGCACTGGCTGCCGAAGGCTAAGGTGGCGCCCGGCAAGAGCCCGGAGGACATCATGCTGATCGCCGCGGTCACCAAGCGCCTCGAGGAGATCGAGAAGGCCGAGGATCCCAGCTTTGACGACGTGCCATTCTAAAGCCATGAGAACGCGCAAGAACTGCCGCCTGATGCACCTGGTGCCCGATGTGGTCCGGATGCGTTCGGAGGGCCTGACATTCGAGGAGATCGGCGAGCGCCTGAAGCTTTCCAGGCAGCGCATCTGCCAGATCGAGCAGGCGGCCAAACGCCATGAGGACATCCTCCGGATATGGGGATTCCCGTTCAGCGCCCGGACATTCAACTGCATCGAGAAGCTGGCCATCCAGAACAGGGACCACGCCCTCGAGCTCTACAATCAAGGCCACCTTCAGCCCGGATCCGTTCGTGGTTTTGGCTGGGTGAGCTATCACGAAATCTGCGAATGGCTGGGCGTGCCCACCGTTCGAGCTCAATCGCCAGGGCAGCGAACCTGCATCCACTGCGGGAAGCTGACCTGACCACACCTTCCGGCAGCCCGTTGCTGTCGGTGACTCATGGGAAGCCGGGGGCGCGCATCGGCGGACAAACGCGCAACAATCTCAACCAACAGAACAATGCCAGCCAATCCAACCATCATTTTCGACATCGAGACCGGGCCTCTGCCGGTCGACCAGCTCCACATCCCGCCATTCAACCCCGCCGACGTGAAGCTGGGCAACATCAAGAACCCGGATTTAATCGCCGAGAAGATCCAGAAGGCCGAGGAGTCACACACCGCGGATTACATCAAGAACGCTGCCTTGGACGCCCTCAGCGGCCAGGTGCTCTGCATCGGCTACCGCAAGGAAGGCCAAGAGACAGGCGTCCTGTCATCTGACGCTGATGGCGAGGCCGCCATGCTTCGGCAATGGTGGGCGCTGCTGAATTACTACGAGCGAACGCCGAAGCTGATCGGATTCAACGTCAAGGCCTTCGACCTGCCGTTCCTGATCAAGCGGTCCTGGAAACACAGGATCACGCCGCCTTACTGGTTGCGACAAGGCCGTTACTGGAACGACCTGGTGATCGACCTGCGAGAGGTGTGGCAGCTCGGTGACAGCCGGGCTCATGGCAGCCTGGCCTCGATCTGCCGTCACCTCGGCCTCGGTGAGAAGGCAGGCAATGGCGCCGACTTCTCGCTGCTGTGGAACACCGACCGCCAGGCAGCCATCGACTACTGCATCCAGGACATTCGGCTGACGCAGGCGGTGGCCGACATCCTGATCCCGGCCTACTAAGGCATGGACAGCAACCAGGCTGGAAGCTAAGTAGAGGCCGTCAGCGTGAGCCGTAGGAAGCAAACGTTGGCACCACAACTACAAGCCATGTTCCACAAACTTTTCCCCACCCTTTCCGTGTCACGTCCCGTTGCTTGTACGGGAGTTCCTACCACGGTCTTGGTGGGGTTTTTCGTTTAAGACATGAAACTCGAAATCCAAAGTCAGGACCATACAGACATTTACGGCTCAGAGGCCGGGTATGTTTGCATCAAGCAAATGAACCCATGCGGTGATGATGGCATCGTCATGTTCGCAATTCACAATGTGGATACCATATGCGAAATGCTTCAGGCAGCCAAGAAGGACGCTATCGAGAACCGCAAGATTTACCTCCAATCGAAAGGCGAGGAATGAGCGAGGAATCCAAACGAAAGGCCCCAGCTTTTCAGTTCTACGCCGACGACTTCCTAGCTGGCACATCAGACATGAGCGCCGAAGAGGTCGGTGGCTACATCCGATTGCTCTGCCATCAATGGACCAAGGGAGGCATTCCAAACGATCCAGACCGCGTGGCAAGGATAGCCGGACTCATGGGGTCGCCATGCGTTGGCTATGTCATGGCTAAGTTCCGGCTATCCGATGGCCATACGCTCAAGAACGAAAGGCTGGAGAAAGTCCGGGAGGAGCAGAACGCCTTTAAAGCCCGACAATCTGCTGCAGGTGCCAATGGAGCGGCAAAAAGGTGGAATAAATGCCCAAACGATGGCGACCCCAATGGCGACCCTAATGGGGTTGCCATAGCGACCCCAATGGCGACCCCAATGGCCGCAGCATGGCCGCAACATAGCTCTCCGTCTCCGTCTCCTTCTCCATCAGATACAGATACAAAGAAGGAGCCGAAGGACCTTCCTCCTGAGCTCGAAGCCTTCCGCCTACGAGTCGGTGCTCTTCTTCGCCGTAGGCCTTCTACCAAATGGTCCACCGTTGAGATTAGGAAACTGAAAGAGGTATTCGCCTTCAACACACCGGAGGAAGACCTCGTTGCCTTGGAAGCACGCTACAAGACCAAGGATCCATACCTTCGCAAAGAACTGGAAACCCTGTTGAGTCACTGGAACGGGGAGATCGACAAGGCTCGAAGCTCTTTGCTGCCTCTTCATGCCTCACCCGAGCCGGCAAGAACCCTGAGCCACAACCCGGCCGACTACCAATGAGCGACCCATTTTTCGCCGAGGACGACGAGTTCGGACTGATCGGTGCCTGCATCAACGGTGGATCGGATGTCTGCCATGAGGTATTCGCCAGAATACCCTCGGAGGCCTTCCAGCACGACAAACTCCGGAGCCTTTACGAAATCACCAAAGGCCTCGTTGCCAAGTCCGACCCGGTCAACCTGGCTGCCGTGGTGAAGGAGTGGAAACGCTCGATGCCTCAGGTGACCCCGCCTTTCGAGGAATTGAACCGGGCCGACGAGCTGTGCCCCAGCCCGGCCAACCATCCGGCATTCGCCCAGGCTGTCCTAGAGGCTCACCATCGGAGGCAGCTAAGAGCCGCAGGAGACCGCCTAACACGTGAGTCCGCTGTCTCCACCCTATCCGTCGATCAAATCGTCTCTAATGCCGAAGCAGGGCTCGCCGTTGAGGCATCTAAAGAGGAGGTGCAATCCTCGAAGTCGGTGGTTGGCCGTTTCATCGACGCCACCCAGGAACGATTCGCCCGGAAAGGCCACTTGTCGGGAATCACTTCTGGCTTCCGGCGCCTCGACCAAATGACCGATGGATTCCAACTGGGCGAGCTGGCCATCATTGCGGCCAGGCCGAGCATCGGAAAGACGGCCATTGCCATTGCCATTGCCAAGGCTGCCGCGGTCGACGCCAGAATCCCGACCCTGTTCGTTAGCTTGGAGATGTCCGACGAATCCATCGTTCGCCGAATGGTCTCGACCGTCGGCTCGGTGCCCATGCAGGACATCAAGACCGGCGACCTAGACGAGGGCGGTATGCGGTCGATGATGGCATCCACCGCCAAGATCGCCGGAAGTCCCCTTCACTTCGCTGCAGGCTCTAGTGTCTCGGGCATTGCCACCATCACCGCGGTGATCCGTCGGGCCGTTCGTAAATGGGGCGTGCGCCTTGTCCTGGTGGATTACCTGCAGAAGATCCATGGATCCAAGGCAGCCGAAAAACGAACGTATGAGATCGCCGAGGTATCCGGAAAGCTCAAGGCCGTGGCTGCTGACACCCGTGTGGCCGTGGTTGCCTTGGCCCAGCTCAATCGTGAGAACGAACGGGACAAGGCTAGGGCGCCTCGACTCACCGACCTAGCCGACTCCGGGCAGATCGAAAGAGACGCCGACCTGGTTCTCTTGCTGGATAGAGTTCGCAATGAGCCCAAGGGCGAGGCTATCATTGCCATTGCGAAACAGAGAGACGGCGAGTGTGGCATCGTGCCGCTATGGTACGACGGGCAGTTCTGCCGTTTCTCTGATCCATCACCCATCTTCTGAAATGAAACAACCATACGAAATCAGCCGGCCGAAACTACTGGCCGAGGCGAAGTACCTGGTGGCCAAGGCGGTCAAGGCCGGCCTGATGTCCTACCCGCACGGCACCGAGATCGACACCGACGGCACGCCGTTGATCGACCCGGACGATGCCTTCGATGATCGTGTCACAAAACATACGCCCGATGTGTGCAGGCAGGCCTACATCCTAAGAGAAAACGGCCTTACACTTG